GAAACTCAATCACATTATTAACAGACTTACCTCTGATCTGCATCAATAGATATTCCATATCAAACATTGGTAAATCATCAACAACTACATCTTGGCAACAGTTATTAATAATTTGTTTTATTGCTAATACAACTTGATCAATATCATCAGACTCTTGTGCAATTAGAAGAATCTTTTCTTCTTTTACTGTAAACGGCCTGTATTTAATTTTCTTTCTTCCAGTTGAGATAAGTTTTGTCTCAAACATTGGAAGATCAATCTTGGGTAATCCCATTTCACTTCTCCTATATTATAGAATAATTTAAATTTATCTTTGACCTCTTGATCTGGGTCTAGCAAATGGACTTGCATTTGCTCTATTTAATCTTCTTTCTTCCTCTTGTACGGGCGCAACAGCACTTCCAATTAGAACAGCATCATTAGTAATTTCTTCAACACCTTCTTGATTATCTGGTTTTATCGTTCTTTCTCTTGCAGGGTTGCCCTTCTTACTTCCAGTAACTTTTAGAGTATCATAAGTAAATCCAACTGATAGTACTAGCGAATCATCGTTATTAGCCCATGCCGCTTCCATACTACCAACCTCTACTGGGTAAGCATCACCAAACTGATATGTGTATATATCTTCATCATATTCATTGAATACATCAACTGTTAATGTGGTTGCGTAATCTCTTTTATAACCTATTTCAAAGGGTAAAGCACCTTCTACTTCACCCTGATTACCACCAGTCTTATCGTAATTCACAATAACTTGTGACCAACGATGAAAAAGACTTGGAATTTTCATGTCACCATCTACAGTAAATACTGTAGCCAAAACAGGAAATTGCATACCTTGAGGTCTCCTTGTATTAAGACCAAACCCCTGATGAGCAATTTCAGCCGTGTCTATATTCATCTCTGGTAATTGGACACTTCTACAATAGAATGTAAGATCACGAGCAGGCATAGCTGTGGGTAGTTGTAATCTTTCTAACCCAGGTGGTAGTTGAAGAGTCATACGAAACAGATTGCCTTTCTGTACCCCATGTTGACCTAATTTTGCACTTAACTCTGATATACTAAAAGCCATGTTTATACCTAATCGTCTCCAATTTGTCTTCTTGAGTCGGCAAATACTGTTGCCTTTGTTGCACCAACAAATCTTTCTGTTGGTAAAAATAATGCAATATCCCATTCTGATGGATACACATACATAAATTTACTTTGTACTTGTGAATTTAAATATCTTTTTACGCATGGGCGAAAGTGTTTATACTTAGCCGCCTTGTCTAATATCTTATAACTAATTTTTAATCGTGTTGTCTCATCATATTTACTATTGTTTGCTGTATCGTACAACGCATCCATTAGTCTGGCACGAAGTGGTAGTGGAATATAGTGCATATTCAACCCCATGAATCCACCCGGTACTCGTCTATATGGAAAGATTAATGGCATTCTATCATAGTATGGTAGTTTTGCTTTTGTCTTTGCATCATAAAGAATCATGTACATACCACCAATCAGTGGTCTAGCCATCATACGATCTTTATTCTTACCACCAAAGAACTGATTCTCTTTTACTGTTTTATATTTTCTTGCTGTATCACGATACCAATCACGAGCCTCAGCAGTACGAGCAGGTATCTGCCCAGACCGAACGCCCTTGTTAAGTATTTCGTCAAACAGTACAGCCATTAGAGTATTACTACGCCTTCTTCGATTAATCTTTGTCTATTGAGCATATGCTTCTCTTGAATCTCTTCTTTTGATCCACCAAAATAGAGTACAGCATGACCCTCATCAATTAATATCTTTGTGACTGGTCTTACAGCATCAGTTTGAGCATCATATACATCAAAGTCACCAAGAATACGACCAAACTTACCCTTCATGTCTTCGCCATTTCTTGCGATTTGTGTACGCAATACTGTTTTCTCACCTAGTAGTGACTTGAGTCTTTCCTTTGCGGCTAGACCAAACTTCTTCTCTACTAAGTCTCTTGTTCTTGATTCAGGTGTGTCGATGCCCATGATACGAACTCTTTCATTTCTCATCCAGATACCAAAACCTAGATCGATGTCCACATCTACAGTATCGCCATCCACTACCTTAACTACTTTACATTTATAATCATACATTGTTAATTTCCTTATGTTTGTTATCTATTTATACGCAGTTATTTAATTCCCAATTCTCTCTCAGTAATTATTTGAAACTGCCATCCACGATCTCGACAGAACTCTTCAGCCGCATTCCATTTAGCTGAGTTAGTACCCCAAGTCTTGACTTCATTCAAATAACGCTTGGTAGGCTTATTCTTTTTAGTATTTTGCACAGTTGGTGGTTGTGTCTGAGAGTATGGTTTAACCTCAATCAATACTTTCTGTCTCTTACCTTGATATATTTTCTCAACATAAAAGTCTGGAAAATATCGATGCATCTTACCATCAATAGGCGAACGATAAGGCACGACTATTTCTTCGCTATTCCATAGTGTAACATGGGGGTGCTTATCCAAATAATTCATCAATTTTAATTCCCAACCACTACGATATATGATATTAGTTGGATCGCCTTTGTACTTTTTAGGGTTTCGAGGGCGAAATCTACCCTGATTATACTTTGCCATCTTATAGAACTCATATAAATAATTGTCATAGACTAACTTATTATTTATATAAAGGTAGAAAAATGGCACAAAAGTATTTGGGTACAAGCGATCAGCTACTAAAAACAAGCCCACAACAACATATACAGAATAGACGAGAGAAGAGAAACGGACCTAAAGATTTATTAAAGTTCCCTTCAAATCTTGGCGCCCATGCTACTCTGATGCGATTTTTCGAATATACTTATGGGGGTTCAAAGGGTGCAGTAGAAACTCCATTAGCAGAAATAGTATTACCTCTACCAAAACAAATTCAAGACTCATTTAAAATTAATGTTCAAGGTGATGAAGTTGGAGTTGTTGCGAAGGGTATAGCACAGGCTGCCGCTAGTGGTGGTAATCCACTCAGTGTTGCAGGAGATTTAGTAAAGTTAGCAGGACAAGGTGCAAAGGCATTTGGATCGGCTGCCGCTGATGCTCTTACTGGTGACTTCTCTTCATTAAAAGAAGGCGCCGCCAATGTTGGTGATGCCGCAGGCTTTTTAACAGCAGTTGGTGCGTCAAAAATTGCTCCAGATATTACAAATGCGATTGGTGCAGGTCGTGGTACAGCAGTAAATCCATTTGCGACACTTGTGTTTAAGGGTGTTGATCTCAAAGTACATCAACTTGAGTGGGTATTATCACCAGAAAGTGAAGAAGAGTCAAGAGAGTTAAAGAAAATTATTCGTACACTACAACGAATGGTACTACCAACGACAGATAGTGCTGTTGGTGGTCTGGAAACTGAAGTTACTGCAATTAACAAAGGTATTCTAAGATACCCTGCAATGTGTAATATTTATTTACAGGGCATTGATTCAAATTATTATTTCAGATTTAAAACATCAATGATCTCGCAATTAAATATTGACTACTCACCTAATGGTGTTGCTCCATTAAAAGGTGGTAAGCCAAGTGCGATTGGTATTACAATGACACTGAACGAAGCATATATTCACACAGCGGCTGATAACACTGAAGAAGACTTAATTGCAGAAGAGTCAGCAGAAAGAATTGCTAGTATTGATGAAGATGGAGCATTTACGGACTCGCCTTCTACACCATCTGAACCATTTAATACAGCAAATACAACATTTACAAATCTCGTTGCTGAAGATGAAGTAGCAATCACAAAAACAAATGCAGATGGCTCAACATCAACAGTCAATATACTAAAATCAGAATTAAATGCACAGGGTATCACAGATGAAATGATCGAATCTGGTGGTATTCCCGGTGACTCAACAGTCTCATTTCTTGATGGGGCGGCAGACCCTCTATAGGTGATTAATAATGTCATATTTTAAAAACTTTCCTAAGACAACATATAATAATTATGAAGTTGCTGATATCACAAGACGATTAATATTAGACAAAATCGTAAAAGATTCTGCGCTTGACTATATGACATACGAAGTACAAGAGGGTGAAAGACCTGAAGATGTTGCATATTTTTATTATGATGACGCATCACTTGCTTGGTTAGTTCTTTTATCAAATAATATTATTGATCCTTATACTGAATGGCCTAAGTCAAATGAAAATCTTGAGAAATATATCATTGCTCAGTATGAATCTAAGTCTGGTAGAACCGGAAGAGAAGTACTTGACTGGGCAAAGAATAAAACAATTGCAAATAATATCGTACATTATCAAAGCCAATATGATTCGTCTGTTCAAATTAATCGTGCATCATTTGTTGCGCTTGGTAATAGTGCAATCATATCATTAAATAATGCAAAGATTGGTGAATCATATATCATTAATGATCTGGGTAATGTGTTACAATCAGACTGGAATACAATTGGTGGATCAATTAATGGTGTTTATACTCAGGGTTCGCCACTTACAATTGTCAATAATCCAAAATCAATTGATCAAGCGTCATCAGCAAAGGTTGAATTGCCATCAATCACCAATCCCGCACGAGAATACTATCCAATTCGTGCGTATGATTACGAATTTAATTTAAATGAATCACGAAGACAGATCAGTTTAATTAACAAAGGCTATCTGTCAACAATACGAGACTCAGTGAGTGAAATATTAAACGATGGATAATAAGCAACCCAATGCTGGCTTCTATGCCCTTAAATCATTTAAGGTAAAGCCTCTATTAGAAGAGAATTTAAACAATGACGCAAGCAATAGTTCATTGCCAGAGTACGTTGAACTTGCAAAAACTATTGTTAATTGGGGTATCACAGAGTCAATGAACTCGCCTTATCTATCGGGTTATGCTGTCGTACACGAATCTGACAATGTATTAGAAGGCGTTCCACTGATTGGAGAAGAAGAAATCACTGTTACATACGAAGATTTCTACGGCGAAAGCGCCACGCACACTCTTTTTCTATATGCCATCGAAAATATTAAGCCAGCGGCCTCAACAAACGATAGAATGATGAAGTATACAATACGATTCACATCAATGCAAAAGCTGGCAGGCGATTCAAGAAAGATAAGAAAGTCATATAGTTCACAAAAAATATCTGAAATTGTCGAAGATGTCTATGATACGTTTATGCTAACCGATAATCCTAAGTATGATAAGCCTATAGAGATAGAAGAAACGGATGGCGAACAAAGTTTAGTCATACCAGACATGAGAAGCGATGCCGCAATGCAGTTTTTAAGTAGAAGAGCATACAGTGAAAGAAATAAAACAGCATTATATAGATTCTTTGAGACAAGAGAGAAGTATTATTTCTGTACGCCTGAGTATCTAGTCGAAAAATACGGCGAAAAACTGTCGAAATCGAGTGCGGATAAAAACCCGCTTTATTTTATCTACAACACTGTAGAGGACAACACAGGACCAGGTCAGAGAATCGCCCAACAGTCTGTAAACGACTTCAGTCTTGGCACGAAGGTCGATACCTTTCAAGATATAAAGGTCGGGACTTATCGGCGTACCGTGACCGAACTTGATCCAACGACAAGGACTCGTATTGAACGCCAGTATGATTACTCTACTGAGGTTGACGACAAAGAGTTCCCCTCGAAGGTCAAGCTAACACACAGCCAAACCTTTCTTGATAAGTATATGGCAATGAACACAGCGCCTGAGGAGTATCTACTTACAGACTTTCCTCAGATAGGGCAGTCGGTGGGGCAAGACAATATGAAGAAGCCTTATCAGCACTTCTATGAGAACTATACGGCAAAGCCTATTGTTAACTATCACTTTGGCGTTAATTCTTTGACGATGGACATTCATGGGCGTATTGATATGTACCCAGGTCAGTTAATTCATCTTGAGTTGATTAAGTTTAGCCATACAGAGTCTGGTAGTCGAGAGATTGATAAGGAAAGAAGTGGGCAGTATATTGTAACTGGAGTGGTTTCGACCTTTTCTGGCGATACCTTTCAGCAAACAATACAGATTACGAAGGGCGGGTTATCTTAATGGATTTGATTTGGAACGACTTTCTTGGAATATGTTTAATAATATCAATAAGTTACAGTGTATATTGTGTACTAGAGGATAAGCGATGAGTGGTGGATTTAATAATTTATTACACTTTGTGGGTGTTGTAGAAGATAATCATGACAAAACAAATGCAGGTCGTGTTCGTATTCGTGCGTTTGGTATACATCCGCCAAGAGTATCAGACAAAGTAGAAGATAGTGTTCCTACAGAAGGTTTGCCTTGGGCAACTGTATTAGATGGTTCTTATGGTGTGTCGCCAGTCATTCCTAGTGTGGGTGATTGGGTATTTGGTTTCTTTGTAGATGGAAGAGAAGCACAACAGCCTATGATTATAGGAAGACTGCCCGGTATGCACATGAATATGCCCGGTGGAAGTGGTGAAGCAGGTGAAGATGGCTATTTACCGCCCGAATCTATTAATAACTATGGCAAGCCTGAACTACATCGCTATCAAGGCGGTGAAGACATGGATAAAGGGCAGACTCTACTACAGAGATCATCACAAGAATCCTTTATAGAACAAGCACTTAGCGAAGAGACGTTTGACGAGCCACCGATTGCTATGCCTGAAAACAACTTAAACAATAGAGTGTTCTCTTCTAAGAGTGGAGATAACTTTATTGTCATGGGTGATGGAGCAGACAACGAGAGTTCTGATTACATTTTGATGTCCCACAGTTCGGGCTCCGTGTTTCAGATTGATCCGAACGGCACTATATTTGTTAAGTCCTTTGGTGATCAGTATAACACAACTGATGGGGTCTTGTCAAGTTATGTTACAGGTTCTTCTCATCATAATGTACAAGAAGACTGGTCACTGAAAGTAGAAACAGGCAGTGGTAAAGTGTTCATTAATGGTGACCTTGACATTGAGTGTGAGAACTTTAATGTTACAGCCCGATCAGATATGAATCTTCATGCGGGGGTGAAGACAAATATGTCTGCTTCTGGCATTTCTGTATTAGCCCATAGTGATGATATTAATGTGGGTGCTAAGGGTAACATGAAGTTTGCAACTGGAGATGACGACACTAAGGGTGGTTTCTATGTACAAGCCCTCTCTGGAGACTTTCATATTGACTCATATAAGTCAAATATGTTTACAGAGTGCTATACTAAGATCAGTTCAAAGGGTACACCTGCCGTATCAGATCAGACATTACCTTATGTAGATGCCGATCATCATGGTATTGAGATCAATTCACCCGACATTATACACCTTGAAGCAAAGAATTTATCGGGTAAAGGCACTGAAAAGTTAAGTTTTGAGGGTGTTGATATTGCTAGTATGACCGCTAAGAAGGTCGATGTTGTTGCTTCTGCTGGTACAATTAATTTAAAATCAAGTGGGAATGCCTCACTTGACGGTGCTTTAGTGCATCTTGGAATGGGTACACAAGAGTCAGCAAGCGGTACTGTAAGCAATATTAACAGTACAAGAGGGGCGCAAGTGGCACTTAAAGACGCACGAGAGTCGGTACAAGAGAAGGCAACAGTGGTATCACCCGGCGAATTACCCAAGAGTAGAGCCGTTAAATCGGCTGTTGTGAAGCGAGTTAAGTCGTTTATAACAGGTCTTATGGACATTGGAGACGAATAAATGAGTATTGAATGTAATAATACTACACCATTAGGCTCTAGAGCCGGCGAAGAACTACTGTCAACTACAAGCGAAGCACTGACTTCAGCTATTGTAGACCTTGCAAGTTTAGTGCCAAGTGCTACTGACCCCACTGCTTCTCTTGATAGAGCAACTGTTGTTGATGCTAAGAACGTAATTAACAATCTACTTTCGACTATTGACTTAGATGAGACTGGACATCCATCACTTAAAGAGGCTTTAGAGAAGCCAGGTGGTCTAAGTGTAAGTGATGTAGCACAGTTTGCAATTGACACAGGCACCGATCTTAACGAGTTAAAAGAGTCTATACTTAACTTTGCTAATACTGATAGTGTTAGATTGACAACTGATGATGCGCCTGCTAAAGTTAAAAACCCCACATTTGGTACAAGTGCGCCTATAGGGTCAGGTGGTACTACATCATCAATTGACACTGGCTCTGGTATTACCACTATATTAGATAATGCTACAAGTGGTAATGTGGGTAATGTAAGTACTACTGGAACGGGCTCTGGTACTGATACTGAAACAAGCACTACAAGCACCCCCACTACAACAGATAATCTATTAGTTCGTACTGACTCTACAGGCAATATTAATACTAATTTTAAGTCAAAGGCAGGTAGTAATAATCCATTTCCTACTGGAAGCACTTCTATATTAGATAGACAAGACGTACAAGACATACTAATTGGTGGTAAACCTGTACTTCCAATTGTCATTACAAATCTTTTAAACTCTTTAGACTTTAATATAGCCGGTAACTATGGGCAAAAATTAACCAGTTCAGTGTGTGGTGCATATAACGATGTACTTGCTGATCTTACAAAAGCCTTTGCTGTAGCGAATACTGCAAAGACTGTACTTGCTAATGTAGAGAATCTATTAGAGAAAGATGTTAAGAAACTAGCAGAGAGTATTAAGCAACGTGGTGTACTTGAAACACTTATGTCTCTATTAGAAGATGTGATTAATACGACAATAGACAATGCTAAGAAAGTTTCGCTTGCCGCTATTGGTATGTCTTTAGCCACACTTAAAGGCATGGCAAGTGCTACAGCCGCTGTAATGAAGAAGTTGAATAAGACAATAAGAAACATTAATGACTATATGAAAGATGCTTCTGTAGCTAAGATTATAGAAGATATGAAAGCCCTTGTAGCAAAATTAGCAAGTCAATTTGAAAGACTTACACCAGAGAATGTTGCTAACATCATGTTTCGTCTATGTACAATGGCGCAAAATCTACAGGCTATACTCATGGCGCCTGCACTCAAACTTAATAAGATGGCGAATAGTATGGCTTCTGAAGCGGCCGCACTTAAATCACAGAATGCTGTAAATCAACAAGAAGCCATTAAGTATGGTGCTATACGAGTAAGTGAAAGCGAAAGACAGAATAAGACAAACGCCGCACTTAAAAAGTATAAGTCTATAGGTCCCTCTAATAGAGAAAGTGATTATGTAAATCCAAGTAAGCCCACAGAAGAAGAAGTCAGTACAGTGAATAGTGTATCTGAATCAGGCCTTGGAGCAAACATCACATTTAGTTCTGCTGTAGTGACGAGTGAGGGTTGGAAAGATGTGAATGATAATGTCTATGTTAAGTTGCTTCGTATTGTTGCACAGACAGGCGAGTCATATGAGATAAAGCAAGCCTTTGTGAAAAGAGAGAAGACGAATAATATGGGTGCTATAGCAATGAACTCACATAACTCTGGATATGCGATTGATATAGTGGTGACTGAGAAGAATCTTGATGATACTATCGTAGCCGCTAGTAGAGCAGGCTTTACTGGCATTGGTGTATATAATGGACATCTACATCTAGACCTTGGTTCTCGTAGAGGATGGCTAAAGGGATCATACTCAGCAAGTCGTGCTAATGAAATACAGTCTCTATTAAGTAAGCATAGTATAGATGGCTTTAAAAAGAAACGCTCATTATAACGCATAAATATATAATCGATCTATAGGATATAAACATGGCACTAACACCAAGAACTAAAATAACAGAATTTTTCTCTGACTTTGGAGCAAATCTAGAGCAGATACCTGGTCGTAGAGATTTATCTCGTAAGGTAAATGAGCAGGCTGTAAAGGAAAGTGTGAAGAATTTGTTAATGACTGATCGTGGAGAGCGTCTCTTTCAGCCAGATATTGGTTGTGATATACGAGGTAGCCTCTTTGAGAATATAGATGCCAACACAATATTAATCATAAAAGAGAATATTAAATCAACGATAAGAACATATGAGCCTCGTGCTGAAGTAAAAGATGTAAGAGTCAATGCAAATACAGATAGAAATGAAGTGTCTGTAGAGATTGTATTCAGCGTCATAAATAGTAACAGAGACTCATCACTATCAATCAATCTTAGTAGGGTAAGATAATGACAGACATATCACCAGTAACAAATCTTGACTTTAATGCCACAAAGGAAGAACTCAAGACGTTTCTGAGAAATCAAGATCAATTCAAAGACTTCGATTACGAAGGCTCTAATCTAAATGTGCTACTTGATGTACTAGCATATAATACATTCTATAATAGCTATTACTATAATATGTCTATATCTGAAATGTTTTTGGATAGTGCCACACAGCGTAATAGTATATTGTCTCATGCAAAAGAACTGAACTATCTCCCTACATCTAAGCGTTCAGCAAGTGCTAGAGCCAATATTACAGTAACATACCCCGGTAATGAGAATAACTACTTCATCATACCAGAAGGCACAGCGATGATTGGTCGATGTGGTAATAAGACATATAACTTTCTTACAGACAAAGCATATACTGCTGTACGAAGTCAAACTGATGTTACACTCTTTACTGTCAATGATGTTGATCTATATGAAGGGCGTATTATTGGCGAGACATTGAATATTACAAATACAACTCTATCTAATCCTAATGTAGATACACGAAGCCTTAAAGTTACTGTGAATGGTCAGAGTTATACATATCGCTCTGATGTATTTGGCGTATCATCAACTGATAGAGTATTCTATTTACAAGCCGAGAATGATGGGCGATACTCTGTACAGTTTGGTCAAGACCGCTTTGGTATACAGCCAACAATTACTGATAGCATACAAGTTACCTATAGATCGACTGTGGGCGCTCCGGCGAACGGAGTTCAGTCATTGACTTTGGGCGCTTTTGGCGGCGCAACTTCAATTGGAGTTGTTCTAACTCAAGCAAGTGCAGGTGGTAGAGACAGCGAAGATATCGAATCAATTCG